GCGGATACGGAGGAAGCCAACGCCCCCGTGGCATATCCACGGTTTGCCGCTTCCCGGATGTTCCGGGAAAGGTTATCCGCTAACGTGGGCGTTGCGGAATCAATCATTTCCTTCGCAATGTCGTCCACGTCATCCGCCAACGACTCCAGCATGTCCATGAAATCCTCCATTCCGTTTACCGTCATGTTAGCCACCCCGCTCCCTCCTTTCACACGTCAGGACAACGTTCATGCCCTTGTCCTTTTGGTACGCCCGTTTCACTTCGTAGCGGTCGCCCGTTGCCTCGTCATACAGAAAGCGTTCGCCATTGTAATTGCATCCGGCTATCTCAACGTTCTGGTCTGCCGAATACCCGGATTGGTTCGCCATGACCACATCGTTTCGGGTGGCGTCCTTAAAATTTGCCGGTATTCCTTCCAGATAACGCTCCGTTTTTACATCGAAGCCGTCTTCGTCTTCTACGGCATCGGTTCCGGTCACAAGCCGGATGGACTTATTCCACATCCGTTTCCGTGCCTCCTTCCAGCCCCAGCGGGTCCTCCAGTGCCAGGCGGAAAACCTTTTCACTGTACATGTTCATGTATTTCGAGGAATCCGCCCTGTCATTCCCAAGGTGCGCCTTGACGTACAGGGTAACCGCCGTAATGACGCCCGGTGTTTCGGCGTCTATCAGGGACGCCGGTACGCCGGACGAAACGAGGTCCGCCTTGCAGTCTTCCACATAGCTTTTTATGTCGTCATCGTACACCGTGACCGCCTCGGCGATTCCGCACCGCCATTTCACTAGCTCAAACATCCCTTCACCGCCTTATCCCTGTTGGAGTAGAAACTCCTCTATGATATCCGCTTTGACAGTCTTTGTGATGCTATAGCCCCGCTGTGCGGCCAGCTCCTTGATCTGCGCTATGGTCATTGCATTCAGGTCGCTGGCCGTGTAGGCGCTGCCATTTGCGCTATAGCCCTCTATTCCCCCGTTACGTTGGACTCCGCCGTTACGCTGGACTCCCCCGTTACGCTGGAGTCCGCCGTCACCATGGAGAGCCTTACGAACGCGTCATTGTCCATGATGCAAAAGGCGTTTCGTTCGATGGCCCGCACAAGCGTCAGGTTTTGCGTGAATGCGTTCAGGCTTCCGGCGCTTGCCACGTTGGATGACATGAGTTCGGTGCGCTGCCTGTCGTATTTTCTCACTGCTTCCTTCAAATCTCCGCAATACAGGGGGATTTTGTTCTTTCCGGCAGTCTTCTTGTCGGATTTGATGACCTGGTTCGGAACCGCAACGACCGGGACTTTCAACGGACCAACGGAAAGGTACATCTGCATCACGTCCATCGGGTTCGGCTGCAAGAGATCCCTTCCGGTGGTATCCTTCAATGTCGCAAGCCAGAAAAGGCCGTCATCGTTGGTTATGATCTGGGAACCGTCCCGGTAGGCAGCGCCCAGTGTCACGATGATCGCCTTTTTCACTTCGTCCATTGTCTCAATCTCCACGCCCGCCTTTGAATCGAGAAGCGCAAGGATTTTTGCGTTGGAGGTTGCGTTGCTCTTCCTTGCAATCCATTTCGTGATGACGGCGGTGATGTTCTGATCCGTGTCGTTCAGCAGGTTATTCGTAAGTGGAAGCCAGCCGCCCCTGTCCTGAATCGTGTACTGGATGCGCTCAAATTTCGGCGTATCCATCTCCGGAAGCGTGCCGCCTTCCTCGATGTCCGTAAATCCGGTCATCTCACTCTTTTTCTCATAGGTCCGGCTTCCCTTCGCCGTTTTTACGTTTTCCGTGCTGATCAGGCTCTCAAGGGAAAATTCCGCCTGCTTCCATTCGTTGATCTGGGTCTGGATGTCGTCCGGAACGATGTAGCCGCCGTCCTCATCGGAAGATTCCCTTGCGCCCGTTGAAATCCCCACATTGCTCACCCGGAATCCGGCTCTTGCGGCGTTCGCAAATTCCTTTACGGCGTCTTTTGCCCCGTCCGACACGGGTTTCACCTCGGACGTTTCCCCGGTGTCCTGCAGCCTGTCCGCCGCGTTTTCCATTTCCTCGGTCTCGATGTCCTTTAAGAGGTCGAATTTCTGCTGCATCTTTTTCAGCTCTTCCTTTGCGCCAGCGGCGTCCTCCAGCTTCCCCTCCTCGGCCAGCTTCTGCACGAGTCCCTTTTTCTCGTTGATTGCGTTTAAAAGCTCCAACAGTTTCTTGTTCATGTCGTTCTCCTTTCATGGTTAAAAAATGGACCTATACGCCGTATAGATCCAAGTCCTTCAGCAGTTCGCTTTTTGCCTTTTCTGCCTTTACTTTTTCATAGATTTCCTGCGTCAGGCGCATCCCGCCAAACGCATTCGTGTAAGTCACATCCTCCGGCTGCAGGATTTCGTCTACGAATCCATATTCCAGCGCCTGGCTGGCTCCCAGCCACGTCTCCCTGTCCATAATTTCAAGGACTTCCTCCATGCTCCTGCCGGACTTCGTGACGTAGGCGTTCGCCATGCATTCGTTTAACGATTGCAGCATGTTGGAAACCCTGTCCATGTCGTGATAGTCGCCTGACACGCCGTAACAGGAGACATTGTGGATCATGAGGACGCCGACCGGGCTGATCTGCACCGTCCGGCAGCCCATCGCCGCAACGCCCGCCGCACTTGCCGCAAAGGACTGTATCACAGCCGTGGACGTGTCCACCGCATGGAACAGGCTGTACAGCTCCTGTCCGGCTTTGACGTCCCCGCCATAGGAATTGACGTGTACCTCCAGGGTTTCCCCTTCCTCCAGCGCGTCAATCACCCTCTTTGCGTCATTGGGGCATGTGGCGTCCCATTCTAGCCAGTCATAGACCCATTTTACGTCATTGTCCACGATGTCCCCTTTAAGCTCCAGAATCGCCATTTTGTTCCCCTCCTTCCTCGTATTGTTTTCCAACATCCGTGATCGGGATGTAATTGCCGTTCACCATCAGAATGTCCCCGCCTTCCTTCGCCGGCATGTCCAAGTACGCCCTCGCCTCGTTCGGCGTGTAGATCCCGTTGTTCACGGCCTTTGCCAGATTCTCCATCTGTGATTTGGAATCCGTCCTGAGAATCGCTTTTTCGTTAAATTTGTACAAAAATCCCGCATTCGCTTGCCACGGCATCAGCACCTTCGCATTGATTTCCTCTTCGTACTGCTTAAGCCTGTAGGACATCGTATCCACAAGGAACGCCAGCTGCTGCGTCTCGGAGTTCGCATAGGAGGATTTTTCATAATTGTTGATTTGGTTCGGCTTGATGCCGAACGCGCCCGCTATCTGCAATGCGGAATATTTTTTCAACTCAAAGAATTGTGCGTCCGTCAGGCTGATGTTCAGCGGCTTCACGCTAAGCCCGACCGGGACCGGCACGATCTTCCCGGCGTTTTGCGGACCGGAAAGGTATTTCTGGTATTTCTGTTGTAAAGCCGCAACCTTTTTCTCTTCGAAGTTCCCGGAATACTCCAGAATCATGCTCGCCGTTGGTCCCTGCTTGTACAGGTTGTTCATGAACCGCTGGCTTTCCCTTGCGCCGTCTATGGTGTATTTCAGGATGTTCCGTACAGGTTCCCCCATGATTCCATCCAGGCTGTACCAAGTCTTGACGTGGATCACGTCATTTCCATTCATGACGTAGGTCTCCCCGCTTCTCGGGTCATTATACCGGTAATACAGTTTTCCGGATGTTCCGAAGATCCCGGCATCATCCATGATGGCCGTCACATGACCGCTTTGCATCGGCCACATGTCCAACGTCCTGTATTCCCCTCCGTACGTTCCGGCTCCAACGTATTGCCTTCTGAGCCATATGTATCCGTTCCCATAATGCTGGCAGTTAAATTCCACCGTGCTCCACATGGTCGTTGGGGTCATGTAATCGTTTGGCCGCACCGTAAGCAATCGGGTGTCGTCCGTTGGGTCCGCCCGGATCCTGCCATTGTCGGTTTCCTGGTAATATTTCAGTGGAAGCTTTCCCATTGTCTCGCTCAGCATCTTCATGCAGGTGTAATAGGTTACCTCGCTCAGCATCCCACGATCCATCTTGTCGTCTATCCCCAGCCACTCCAGCAGCTCCCTGTCATTCAAGTCCGCGCTCTTCCCGGTGAAGGAATCCCACGCCCTTTTCAATCGTTCCATGAATCTCACATCATCACCCCCAATCACTTTCCAATAACCTGTCAATCGCTTCCATGTACCCGGATACGAATTGATGGTACATTGCCAATTTGTATGCACAAAGGACGCTGTCTACCGGGTCAATCCTCTTGGTGCTGGCGTCCTTGTCCACCTTTATCAGTCCGTTTTGCCGCCGTATCACGGCGTTGCTCATTGCATATTCCAATACAGGGTTATACAGGTACAGGATGTTCCCGGAATAGACCTGTTCCCGGAATCCCTGCGTGGCCTCGTTCAAATGCTTGTAGCTTTGCCAAACCTCCTCCACCTCGTACCCCTCGTCCGATAAGTCCATCATCAGCTTCGAGGCGTTCGCCGGGTCGAAACACAATATCTCTATCATCCACTTGCGTTCCCTGCAGGTGTCCAGCACATATTTCATGACGGCGTTCTGATCCACGATGGGCGTATCCGTCACCGTCAGAAATCCCATCCTTTCCCAGGCGTCATAATCCACCTTGTCCTTCGCCTTCCGTTCGGCCAGCTTTTCCCTGTTCGGGATGAAGGAATGGGAATCCACGATGTATTTCACGATTTCGTGCCCCGTGTCGTCATATTCGCCGGACTGGAACGGAATCACGAACCCAACGGACGTGAGGTCGATTTTGGCCGACATGTCGAAGCCAACGTACACGCTCATGCCCTCGGTATTGACCGGAAGCTCGTCCACGCGGCATCTTCTCCACTTCTCCATGTCCATGTAGCCGTTTTCCCTCGCCTGTACCCAGACGTTCATGCATTTCGTCAAAAAGGAGGTCATGTGTTCCGGGATTTCCTTTGCAAGCTTGTATTCCCCGCGTATCTTTTCCACGCCCTCCTCGTAGGTCATCCGGATCGGGTTCGCCTTGATCCAATTCCGCTCATCCGCAAGATGGTCAAGGTTCTCGAAGTCCTCACGGTCAAGCTCGCATATGTCAATCAGGTATTCGTCATTGAAGACGTCCACGTCCGGATCCAACACCCTTGAGCAGTAATTGTATTCCGTCACATAGCAGGGATAGGTCAAATCCATGCCCGCCGTGGTAATGATCATCAAAAGCGGCTCCTTCGTGTTGGAACCAAGTCCCAGGTCGTAAAACTCAGTCGTCCGGTGCTGGTGGTATTCGTCCAGCACCAGACCGGCCGGGTTCGTTCCGTCCCCGCTTTTTCCATCATCCTTGCTAAGAGGTCTCAAAAAGCTTCCCGTTTTGATGTGTTCGACCTCATCCCGCTTTAGGTTGAATTTGAAACGCAGCGGGGAACCGTTCAGCATCAGTCTCGCCTCATTGAACACGATTTTTGATTGGTCTCTCTTTACGCCCGCCGTGTAAAATTCATACGTCTCCTGATTCTTCGTTGCCATCACGGATATCTCATACAGGGCAATTCCGGCTTCCTCCTGTGACTTTGCATTTTTTCTGGCAACCTCCGTGAAGGTCTTTTTGAACCTCCGGCGGCCGTTCTTCTTGTTTTTCCAGCCGTACAGCTGGCAAATCCTAAATTTTTGCCAGTCCGTCAGGATGATGGGTTGTCCCGCCAGCACTCCCTTTGAATGCCGGAGCATCGAAAACCAGTCCACGATGTTTTGCGCCGCATCCTCATCCCAATAGTAGTCGGATTTGCCGGAACGCATCCTGTCAATGTCAGAAAGGAGCCGTTCGCACGCCCATTTATGCTTTTTGCAGCTGACGATTTTCCCATCGATGCAGTCTATCGCGTAATTTTCGATTTCCTCCAGCTTCGTCATCATATTCCTCCGAATTTGCTTTGGATGGACTCTTCCTTTTTGTCCACCTTGATCACGGCGGCCTTTAGCCTGGAATCAATGGTGAGTCCGCAAAGGGAAGCGAATTTTCTCATCTCGTCCGCATAGAGCTTCTGAGTGTCGATCAGCGGATTCCTAACAAGGATCGTGCCGGTCCTTGTTTCCCGCTCCAGTATGAGACCTTCCAGTTTCAGTGCTTCCGTGACGTCCACATACATGGCGAACGCATTACAGTATCCGCCAAGGTTGTTCCGGTCTAAGTTTCCAATGATGTCTATCTTGTCCAGCTCCTTGATCAGCCGTTTCCATTCCTTTACCGCCATATCACTTATCAGCCAGTCCGGGGCTCGTTTCAGTTGGTTTTTCCCAACGGTCACGCTTTCCTCTTCCCGTCTCCGTTTCTGGCCGTCAAGGACGGTTATGTTCCCCTTCTGCATCTCCTGGGGCTTCCTGCTTCTTCCCATCCGTATCCCCCCTTTCTCCAATTTTCAAATTTTATTTAGAAATTTTTGCAAGAAAACCTGGGGCATGAGGTCTGGGGCGATTTCCGAAAACTTTTTTCGGGGCCCCTGCTGCCTTTTGGCAGCGTTTATCGTTGCCCCTGCTGCCTTTTTGGCTTCTCCTGCTGCCTTTTGGCAGCGTTTCGACATCTCCTGCTGCGCCTTGGCAGCGTTTCGGTTTCCCCTGCTGCCCTTCCGGGCTTCTTCCCTTGTCCCTGCTGCACACTCGCCGCCCTTGGTGGGCAGCTGCCCGGTTCGTCCCTGCTGCACTCGCTGCCTACGTTGTCCCGGCCGCCGTCATCGCCCGGTATCTCGCCGTCATCCTTTTCAATTCCTCCATCGCCCCGGCCTTGTCGTTTTTATACATTTGTTCGATTTCGGCGTGCGTCCCGTGGCTCAGGCTGACAAGGTTGTCATCGTCAAGGCGCTTCTCCCAACAATCCCTCAACGGTTCGATGTGATGCACCGTGTCTGCCGGTACCGCTTCCCCGCTCTTCATGTACAGGTAGACGTCAAGACCTTCGTCAAGGCCAAGGACGTGCGCCCTCTTCCGCTCCCATTCCTTGCTATGGTAAAAGCTCCTCGACTTCTCATCCCGCCTATTCCGGTCATATTCCCGGTAGTCACGCTTGCCCCAATATCCATCCTTCATGCATTCGCATCTCGTGCCGGACGGGATTCTCTTCCCGCACCTTCCGCATCTTCTGTATATGGGCATGGTTCCTTACCTCCCAGGCTTCGTTCCGTTAAATGTCCACGCAAAAAGGGAAGCCCGTCCGTCTAGGCTTCCCTTTTGCTTTTTGCTCATGCTAACATAATAGCACATTCGAATATACCATTCTATACCATCTTTCATTTTTTTGCATTTTTAAATGACGCTGTTAATGTACTCGCTCATGCTCATCCCCTTTTCCTTCGCCTTCCTCTTCAACTCTTCCTTCCTGCCCTTCGGCAGCACTACCTCTATCCGGTCGTACTTCTCCCTCTTGTAGTTGTTCTGGTATTCAATCTGGTTGAAGCCCTTCTTTTCTGTTTCCATCGTCCTCACGCCCTTCCCTCTTGATATTTTCCTGC